CCTGTCTAGCATTTTGCCAGACTCGCATACGCCCCCACCGAACTCATCGAGAGTTTCGTCAGAAATACCACGGTCATTCCAATATTTATTATTTTTAATTAAATTATTTAAGAATTCATCATTTAGTGTTTTTCTTTGTTTTACCTCTGGCTTTACTACTTTGGTTGTTCTATCTGAACCTTTTGATTGTAGGAACTTTCTGGCATCTTCTATGTTGCAATCTAATGTTAATTTAACTAAATCTTCAAGACTGCCAGATATTCCTTCCTTAAAGTCCTTCCATCTTCCTGTGTCCTTATTAATCGAAAGGATAACGTCGTTATCTGAGTCACGATACAGTGGGCGGGTTCTAAAGTAAGCACCGTAATCTCTTAGGGTGTAACCCAAGTCTCCCAGAACCTGCCTTATGTATTCACTGTTCATAATAATTCTCCATCATTGTTATTAAGATCATCAATTTGATACATCTCATTTTCGCGCTCGATAATATGACGTAACGAACCTTTTTCTTCAACACCAAAGTTTTTTACGTCAAAGTTTATATAGTTAGGAACCCATCTCTGAGACCTGACCTCTCTGCCCCCAAGGTTATCTACCATTGTTCTGCGCATAATATCTTGATGCCCTGCCGCGTCCTTGCCCTGAAACCTCGTCTTGAGCGGTACGAGCTTATGCGTTCCGAACTCTTCTGTATCCATGGCAATTTCATCCTGTACTTTACGCCTAAAAATACCAACAAAACTTGCAAACCATTGGAGACGGTCAGACTGAGCGGCTGTGGATGAATCATCAACAATATTGGAAGCTTTCTTATTGATGTGCTCACCGCTACGGTTCTGCTGCATAGCTGTGATAATTGGTGCGTTAATTTCTTCTGCAATTTTTTTAAGTTTGTCAATTTTTCCGCCGATAGCTTGATACTCGGCCCAATTTGCTCCGACCTTTTCACCCGTGAGCTTGATATAATCGTATGCGATAATACACGGATTACCCCTGCCTACTTTAGAATAATACCACCGGCGAATCACAGAGCATACCTCATCAACGTTCATATTGCCGACGGGGTAATGGTAGTAGGATCGCCCCTTCATTTGTTTCCAAGCCTCTCGTACTTTCTCTATCATTTCTGGATTCTGTCTCCAGTTACCAGTTTGGATATACCATAGGGGAACGCCTGAAACAGCCGAGGCTGTGCGGAACTGAATCTCCTCCGTGCTCATTTCGGTATCAAGCACTAACGCTGAGCACCCGTTAATTTCTGCACTTTTGGCGCACATGTCGTTTATCCACGTGGTTTTGCCTTCGCCGGGGCGAGAGATAATAGAATATATATTCCCGGGCAAGAGTCCACCAAAGAGTCTATTAAATTCTGGATATGGAGTCGTAAACCCGTTTTCCTCGGACGGATTGTTACCTCGCTCTTCTACTACGTCTTCTAGGGATTCGAAGATGTCAACAGGTTCATGTCCAAAAGAAAAGCTTTCGAGTTTATCTCCATATATTTTATCGCAGTTAGCAATAATTTCGTCAACACCATCATTTAAATTTTCTTCAATATATTTTCGCCCTTCATTAAATGTCCCATGAATTTCGCGGCACATTCTAAGTTTGGATAACTCTCTAGCGGAGTCCATTGCCGCCTCTTCAGTTATCTGAGTAAAGAATAAATCCTCTACGTAATCGAAAATATTAATTTCATCTTTAAAGCTTATACCAAGGTTTTTAATCTTATTAGCGATTAATACTTTATCCACTTTTTCTTGATTAAGAAGTGATTGCTTGACTACTGAATAAATAGTAGAATGAACATCTTGATAGAAATCTTTTTCGGTTACGAAAGGATCTATGTCTGGAAAAATCTGTGGGTATTGTAATAACCCACCCAACGTATGTTTCTCAACTTGATGAGAGAATATCTGTTTAGCCATGAATAACTATCGCATTAATCCGGGCGAAAGTCAAGATCTATTAGGTACCTTAGGCGGTTTATTTGTTGCCCAGTACTTGTTAGTCTTAAATCCTGTTCCCCATGCTTGTCCGTTGGGGCGATCGCACGAATCATATCCGCCACCGGATTGCGCTAAAACGGGCATAGGTTTGTTTGGGTATTTTCCAAGAGCACCGCCGCAACTTGCAAAACAAACTGCGTTGCCGTGGTTGGCTGCTGGACTACCATTAAGCTGACCAAGTCGTAATCCTCCTCCCACGCCGTATATGGTGTAAAGGTTAAAGGCATTGCCTTCGGGGGATATGTCTGGAGAGCCAACGACTGCTGTTATTTTATTCATGGCGTTAGCGAAACTAACCGGGCATTCTGACGCATTTATTCTGGCAAGCAACTTTTTAAATCTCTCCTGAGAGCCGCCAAGCGTAGGCGCCTTTACTTCGATACCGCCTGTCGCCATTACTTCATCAATATCATTCAGATCTTTAAGAATCGGATTTTTACTTTTTGCTTGGAAACCGTACCAGTGCCCTTCCAGTTTAGCCTCGCCGCCATTTTTTAGCCAATCTAATGGACAGAGGAAGGGTGAACCCATACCACTAGTTACTGCCGATGTACGCTTTCCTAAATGGTTTAACAAGTGGTATCTAAGAGACCTTTTCCTTGCTTCCTTGTTTACGTTAAAGGCTGGACCAATATTGCTCCATAAACCGCATATCGCTGCGCCAAAGCTAGGTATAGAGCCCACGATTATTGGGTGCCACGAATATACATGGCTGGAATAATTAGCTTGACCGACGGTCGTTGTGTTTGTGTCTGCTGCTGTGGGGGAGTGATGCATGGTTCCGAAATCGCCTGCCGTTGTCCCCTTGGGTACTGCGTTACCGGGTTTAACCCCTGCTGTAGCAGCACTTTCTTCAAACCATAAATTAAAATCAACATCAGAAGACGCAACGTAATTCCAGCCTGCTGGACTAGTTATATCTGAACCGTCGTAACTTTTCGTAACATAACTAGCATTAGGGAACGACTTACCCCTATAGCCCGTACCCGTATATCCATGTGTAACGTTGCCGGCAGATCCGCTGGGAAAGTCTCTGCCCATTGAAGCTTGCAGGGTAGCAGCTATTTCCATTCTACCTACTTCGATAAACGCTACTGCATCATTTGCTACATTGCTAAGTAATGCCTTGGCGATCGACACATCCAACGCATTACCTCCAGATCCGGGTCCGCTAACTACGGTATTTTTCACTTTCGTAAGAAGGTCTAGAGCTAGGGTTGCCAAGGACATGTTCGCTGCAGTATTCATGTGAGAAAATACTGTCTGCCAGCCCAATAATAATTCACCAATAGTACTAAAGCCTCCGGAGCCACCCAAGTTAACTGCCGGTAATATAACATCATTATCGGCGTCAATCTCCGAGGCTTCGGATGCCATTGCTGATAGGTCCAACACTGTTATAGTTTCTGTCCCACCCCAAGGATCAGTTATAGTTTTAGAAAATTGGGCATTTGCGCTCCTTGACCGCGTAGTGTTCCATAAATAATACTCAGGGTGAGTTATAACGAAAAGTAAATCTCCTCCCCCTCTTCCCTTGCTGATTTCTTTAAGCATTAACTGTAGGTTTGTATCAATTGTTACTATGTCATCATAACCAACCGCTGCGGTGCGGGTGGCATTGGCGTTAATGCGAGAATCCGTCGCACAATAAGTTCGGGTGCCACTGCCGGGTCCACCTCCAGCGTCGGTGCTAACGAGGGTCCCTGCGCCGCCCTGTGCGTGTAATGCAAAAAAACGATCGTGAGCGTCGTTACCCACTGAACCATCAACCTCGGCCGGTATTGTGCTATCTGTTCTATATAAATAACCCTCTCGTTTTACTCTATGACTACCTACAACATACCACTGAGGAGATTGGTTGGGAGAAGTCGATAATGTGCTGGTAGCATTTCTATGCGCAGTCCAATCATTATCATGAGGCTTTGCGTAAACAGCATAATTGGGTGCGGCAGGGTCTGTAGTTTGATACTCGCCGTCTACTAATTTACCTACGTCGTATCCTTTTGCTCGACCATCACTATCATAAAGCTCGTAAAGGGGCACTTCTTTACACGTTTCGCTTTTGTAAACAAAATTTAAAGGTATTAATGATATGGAATCATAAGCTTGCTGCAAAAATCCGCCCACCTGTGGAAGTTTAGAATAAATATTCTCATACAAATTCCTGTATTTATATTGCTCACAACACAATTTATCCCCCGTTACGGCGCCACCGCTTGTTACTCCGAAACTCAATCTACCTGAAAAACTAGGTTGGCAGTCAGATAACATGCAGTATTTAAAGTTATCGTACTCCGCGTAATAATCAATTAACCATTTCGTGTAGCTATCATATATTTGTTGACAGGTCGACTTTCCAAGTGATCCCGAACAGCAATTTTTCTTTGTCAAATTGAAAAGCTCAATACCTTTATTCTTAACAAGTTCAATAACATTCTGCTTGGCACTCGCGTCCTTCAGCCACTTCCTAATACATTTTTCAACGCAAGCGGCATCGGGGTTTATTGGTGGGTTGTTAGACGCCCAGAGTTTAGTAAATCCCGCCGGAGCCTCACACTGGCAGCCACCGCCGTCTCTGCCGGCGTCGTGAGTTCTATCGTCATTCTCGTCTTCAGTGCCCGCTTCTTTACAATAGGTTAAGTTTTTTCCTGCGTGACCCCACGAGTCGTCTTCCCATTTATCTCTATACGCGCTAACTATTGCGGCGGCTAGCCCGTCTTTAAAGCCCGAGTTATTGAAATCATTATAGGTGCCGTCCCGATTTTCTGCACAATCGGTCATTATTCTATTATAAACGTAGTTATCTACGATGTCTAGAATATCGCCAATGTAATCCGGCATATCCGTGTACTTATTAATATCGTGTAATTGAGTGTGTTTGGATCCAACGTACTTCTGAAATTCAACTCTCATGCATGAACAGGGTGGGTTTGCTTGCAGCCACTGAGGCCACAATTCAAGATTTATCATCTCCTTGACTACCTTAGAGCTTATTGGTCCACCGGGCGTTAATGAACACCTGCAATTCGACATTGACCCGTTCTGGGGAAGAGCTCCGCCAAAACTGCCAGAATTAATTCTCTTAATTGGCTTATTATCTTTGTAAAGAGTCTTCCCGTCGGGGCTAAGTGAGTAGTTACCGGTCTGAGGTAAGCACATTGGTACACTACCATCTTTAGCCATTGCATTCTGCACGGCCATTTGCTTGTTAAACATGGCCACCTTCGCTTTGTCTCGAAGCGCTTTGCAATTATCAGCGGCTTGACCGAACGCCATATACGCTCTAAACGAACCTGCTCTAGCCAAGTATTGTAATTCGTTTTCTTTGCTGCCAATTTGCCCAAGTAGGGGAACGGCCGCTGCAAGCGTGCCTATTAGTGGGATTTCCCCTAACCAAGCGTTTCGTCGCTGCTCTAAGTGGTTCCTGAGTTTATCTACTGGCGCTAAATTCCAGCCAATGGGACCAATGAACATCACGCTTTGGAAGCCGCCTCCAGTACCCCCAAATGAAGATTTTGCGTTAAATGAAAAACTAGCACCAAAACCAATACCAACAGAAGGAACTAAGTTAAATGGAAAACCCATCCACTCCAATATTCTATTGCTCCAAGTAATTCCACATTGACCATATACCCCTCCATTTACTCCACGGTTAACAATACCTCCGCCCGTGCCTGCTCCTCCAGCGCTAATGTTGGCTACCGCATTAGCTTTTAATTTTAAATGACCGCCCCATCTTCCAAAATCGCCCACTCTCTTTTCAAATTTGTAATCAGCCCCGAAAGTGAAAACTGGCGCGTTAGGGTCTCCGACCTGAGCTTCCCAGCCCCATTTTACTTGAGCGGTGCCAGCTGGGTTGGTTGTCATTTTGGTCGCGTTACTTAATTTGAGCTTGCCTTCTGCTAGATTAATATCATACTCAAAGCCTTTTAAAGCGTCGATTGGTGTCGTGCCGGTTCCAGTCTGACCAAACTTACCATGAAAACTATAACTCGGTTGAAATCTACCCCCAAGGCTATTTTCGGAGAACGGGCTTGCGTCTACGTTAACTCCAATGCTAGCGTATGCGGTAAACGGTTGCCCGCCAATTTCTGTTTCTGTTAATTCAATATCATCAGGCTTGTAGGCTATTGCTAGTTCGGGAGCCATAGTGCTACTTATGGGAGTCCAATCCAGTGTGTATTTAACCTTATCCCACTTGGGTATTTTTCCTGAAAAGGATAGCACGGGATCGACGTCAAAGGCCCACCCGTCGTTGGGGTCGTAGATTGTGCCAAAATCGCATGTTAAGCCCCAGCTGTTAGCCTTTTTAATTGAATAACTTGCTGTTATTTTTTGCACAGAAAAAAGACCGTTCTCAAAAGCGTTTTGGCTCGTTTGAAGAACTGCTTGCTTTTTTCCTCGAACCGCACGATTATTCTCGCCAGTCCATGTCGAAGAGTCTTTAATCTCTTCCCAACTGTAACTTGAGGTACCTCCAGCCGAGCCCATATCTATATTTATTCTTAACTTGTCTTTAAACTTATCATCAGTCCAGTTTTCCAAAAGACCAGTCATGATGTCGCTCCATTGCATGTAAGCTGAACACCCCACGTTGAAAGAGCTAGATCCGGCCGCATTGCCCCATTCGTTTACTTTCTCGGTTTTAACTTGTGAGACGTTTAGGGACAGACCCACTTCAAACATTTTGTTAATGTTTCCTCCACACTTAAGGGACGCTGCTGACCGCATTGTTTTTTCAGCGAAAAGTCTTACGTATTCCGGGTCCCATGCTCTTGTAACGGTATATTCTACGTCCTCTCCTCCAGCAGCACGGCTTTGAGTTTTGTTTACGTCCATTTCAATTTCTTGTTTCCACCTTTGGAAAAAGTCAAAAGATTGACTGGTCGTATTTTGTATATTGTACCAGAATGAAACAGAGTCTATAACTCCGTTGCGATCTGCAGCGTCAGTTTCGAATGTGGTTTTTCCTGACCAGTTATAGCTTGATGCTCCCCCGGGCAATGAACACTTTTTATCGCGGGTATGTCCTGCACCCTTCATTCTCGTGATTGTTATCTCTTTGGCTTTGCCGCCGCCAGTTACACCAACACCCTCTAGCGATCCTTTAAATCCCGTTATTTCAAATTCACCTATTCCTTCTCCCCATCCAGCTGAAGCCAAGGCGTTAGTGAGAGCGTCTGATATGTGATGTTCATCCAATGACTGTAAACCAACGCATGTGCCTTGCTCGCCCGATTCTAGATTTTCTATTTCTGATGGATCGCAAGTATATAAACCGGGCTGACACACGCCAAATGGGTTCTGTTTGTTTTCGTCAAAAAAGTATAATTTTTTTAAATTAAATGCTCCGCAGTTATCATTCCAAGTCTCGTCGTGAGTCGTTCCTTCAAATACAAGCTCGTAACATTCATCGACCCCGAGGTGAGAACTGTCCTCGGTAAGATCTACCGTTAGACAATTTAAATCACATTTTAATATGAATCCAGCTACTGGGGCTGACCCTTGCGCGTAGTCGTCAGTATCGACAGCTACATAATTAAATTTGTGTGAGAGGCATACCTTTCCTGCTGTGGGCGTTGTTTCGTTAGGCTCCGCTTCTCCAATATATGTAGCCTTATTGCTGCCCTTGATTGAGCTACAAGGGTCTTTACTTACATTCCATCTTTCGTCCTGACCTTGCTCTGTACCCAGAAAGCCCGGTAAAATCTCTACGTTGTTAATGGTGGAATCTGCAATGCAGGGTTTAAGTGAATAGTAGTTTAACTCTTTAACTTCCCAGTTAAGTGAAAACTCTCGAGTTTCATCATCAATATTATTAACACTAGGTGCTACATTTCCATTTAATACATCCTCCGCGTGTGAGGGATCAGCATAACTCCAGACTTTTAATCTACAAGCTCTATAGTTTCCTCCTGAGTAAGCGTTTGGATTTGGGCAGCTATTAAGCAACATTCCGATTTTAACAGAGTCTTTGTTGGCCTGCATTTTTAACGATCGGTAGTTGTTCGGGCCCGTACCCGGAAACATCATAAAATTACCTTGAGCAGTTGGCCCCACAAGTTTGGAGCCCGGCACGTTCGCTAATTGAATTGAAGCGTTGCCGAAACCTTCCATTGGCGACCCATTAATTGTATCAGGGTCCCACTGTAGGAACTGTATAATGAACCAAAAATCAACGTCATTATCAAGAAACCTATTTATGTTAACTTGAAAGTGTCCTTGATTGGTTGAGGTTGCAGTTGCCATATATATCCTAATTTACACCTTATTTAAAACCAATTCCATCCGTTTTGGAATTGTTGTAGCCACGCTTGACATGCGGCATCGCACTGTGTTGCTTCTATAGATGGCTCGTGGGGAACTCCAAAATCTTCAGCAACCTCTATGGTGAACTGAACTGTCGTCTTGGTTGCTCCCGCTTGATTAAATGCGGGCTCTGTTCCATTTCCATAATCTCTATTAATTACAGTAAACTCGTGCTCCATGGTATAAAAGCCCCCGGCACTACCCTCACTCTTAGAAACGTCATTAAACATTTCGTACAGGTTCCAATGGAGGCTACCTTCGTGCATGAGACCCCCTCCGGCTCCACCAAGTCTACTGCAGTCCTCGCAACCTCCGTCCTGAACGGGCCATGGGCTGGGGCTAGCTATTCGTGCGTGATTCATATTCGTGAAGGAATTCTTGGTGCCTATACTGCTCATATCTAAATAATCGCACTTGTTTCCGGCAGAACATTTCACAATTGCTGAACCTATTGATCCGGCGTCCGAAGACCTATATATTTTTGCCGTCCAGTTTGAGACCCATAAAGCGCCAATTCCATTATTAAGCATACTTAACGTATATTTCAATTTCTGATTATCCTTCGATCCTACCGCGTTGCCGTCAGCGTCCATAATTTCCGAACGCTTTCTAATTGTATACTTTTTAACCTCTTCGGTATCAAGCTGACTTGGGAAAGTCCCCCCACTATTTGAACCGTCATCAACCTTCAACTCAATGGTCCAAGAGTATTTACGGTCAGTGGTCCATTTATTTACGTTTTTAAATGTTTCAATCGCTTCACATGTTATAGGTTTGGTTTTGCCGGTTCCGTCAGACTGCGTTAACTTAACTGCTGGTGCCGAACTCGCATCAAAAGTATTTACAATTTTGCTGCCCAGTTGCATGCGCCACCCCAGCTTTTCCATTATTACATCATTGGTTGTAGGAAGTATACCTAATTCACTTATGGAGTCATGTTCGTACTCCATGTGTTGCCCGTTAACTCCTCCGTATCCGCCTGAAACTATGTTTTCTTCGTTTTTTGGGTCCGTGTCTGATCCTATGAAGTTTCTAGTACACCTCCAGCTTGGGTAAATTGAGTGATCATTTACCTCTAGCGAACTTTGGCCTCTGCTACTTTTCGCTGTCAGCGGTGTTATGTCTACTTTTTTGCTGTCTGTACCATCAAGATAACACTCGGACTTGAAGGAAGCTTTGAATTTATACTTGTTAAAATCATCCGCTGTGTTATTTTTATTGCTTAGAGTTACTTGGTACGTGCCCGCTCCTGTAGTTTCTGTGTCTTGACTTTTTTCTGAGTCACCATATTTTAATGTGGATTTTGCACAATCGACAGGGTGATCTAGGGCTGTCCAGCCTTTTTTAGCTACTTCTACGCCGCCGACTGTAATTGTTAAATTGGGTTTTGCCGCATCTGTACCCGAACATACAACACAACTAGCTACGTGTCCTGAAGCGTCAGCGAAATCAGCGGACGAAGAACGAACGGTAGTGTACGAATCAAAAATGTCCGTAAACCATCGCTGAATCATGGTGCCTATTTCCGACCCCCCGACATTAAAGTCGCCCTGTTGAAAGTTGGCGTGTCCACCGCCGCCGTCTTCCAGCCAGTGTTTCTGGAAGGCTTGATAGTTTCCATCACATTTTGCCAAGCGCGCAGACGCACTGTCACCAGCGAGACTTTGCATAAATACTAACACCATTCCGGGGGTCGGCTGCCCAGCGTTTGGGCCTTCTCCGCGGGCCGCTTCAGCATATAGGGACAAATCTATAAAAGCTATACCCTTGGTGCCGCTGCCGGAATAAAAGTCACTTCTCCAGTCTTCTGCTGGATTAGTTTTGTGAGTCCAGAAGCAATCACCCTCGGAGGATCCGCTATCATCCACGTTCAGTTGGTTAAAAGAAAACGCTGACGAGCCCCCCGAGGAGTGCGCGTTCCATTGTCTCCAAGCGTCTTGACTAGTTAAACCTACCATAAAGTTGTCCGGTAAGCGGATAGTCTTATTCTTATCCCACTCGGTCGACTGAACGGCTGCACAATTAGGTAATTGACCAAGCACGGCAAATTCCGGAGTGTTAGCTACCGTTACTGTCGCTGTAAATGTTGCCGTTTCACTTCCAGTTCCGGTAAGTGTTTCTGTGGGTGTAAGTGTGCCGGTTTCTGTCGCGGTGAAAGTCTCGGTATCTGTAAGCTGATCCGTAACTGTGGCAGTACTAGTAAACGTACTTGTAAATGTCGGTGAGAAACTTGACGTTTCCGTGCCGGTTAACGTCACTGTTGCCGTGTCTGTCGCGGTAAAAGTTGGCGTAACTTCTGTAGCTGTTACTGTTGCCGTTAAGGTTTCTGTGCCGGTTGTAGTCTCCGTCCATGTTGGGTCAAAAGAATGAGTCGCTGTATATGTAGCCGTACTTGTTGGGCAAAATTCACCGCAAGCTTGCTGGGCGCCACTAAGGCTCTTCGCGTATTTTGTGTTCGAATAAGTATCTCCACTACCCCATAAATAATCTGCCTGAGTCCAAGGTCCCGTGACGCTATCGCCATACAACCATGGGTCACAGGTGGCGACGTTGGATGACGCAGTTTCAAATACTAAATAGCACTCTCCGTCAATTTTTACGGGTACAACATAATCTCTATTTACGCCGGAGCAGCCAGTCGAACCGCCGGTCCAACCAAGAACATTATTTACTTTATCATGAATGGCTGCTCTAAGAGTGGCGTTCTGCACAATTGGAATGAATAGCTTATACTCAGTCAAGCCGCTGAGGCTCGATGCTGTCGCAACTTCAGAACACCTCCATGCTTTAGCGCTTGCAGCAAAAGACAATGTCTGAGTTGCTGTATAGCTTGCCGTTCCTGAAGCTGTTTCTGTAGCGGTTTCTGTTGTCGTTTCTGTCGCCGTATACGTTGGGGTATCACTTACCGTCGCCGTTTCTGTCGCGGTTGCCGTTTCTGTATTCGTACTGGTTTCCGTTGTTGTTTCTGTCGCCGTATACGTTGGGGTACCAGTTCCTGTCGCCGTCTCTGTCGCAGTTGTTGTATTTGTACTGGTTTCCGTTGTCGTTTCTGTCGCCGTATACGTTGGGGTATCACTTACCGTTGCCGTTTCTGTCGCTGTGAATGTCGCCGTCTCAGAAGGCGTAGAGAGAGTGGCTGTAGCTGTCGATGTAAAAGTATAACTATGCTCCTCTGTTACAGTCTCGGTAGCTGTATGCGTAAATGTCGGTGAGTAACTTTCTGTCGCCGTAGCCGTGGTGGTTGAGCAACCGCACTCAACTTTATCCGATTCGCTTGGGGTGGGTAATGGTTTGCTTGGGCTACCTTTCCAAAGTGCCTCATAACTCCAGTCACACAGGGCTGTAGACTTAAGGCTACCAGTGGAAAACCACGTTTCAACAGTGGTCTGATCGCAAGTGCAATCATCACTACCTGTATAATCTATATCATAAGCGTTATCACCCTCGAAGCCGCCCTCATCAAGCTCTGCTACGCTCTCGCAAGGATCAGTAATAGCCGCGCCAGATGGATCACTGGTATCTCTGTAATAGTAATAACAAAAAGTACCATGAACGTCAGTCTGCCCAGTATCCGCAGACTCATTTCCAATGTACCATGTACCCTCTGGGAAGGTAGCAGCGGGGCGGGAGCAATCTAGACCCATAAAGTCTACTTTAATCTTACCCGCTCTGGCGGTAGTTGAGCCATCATCTAAAGTACAAACAGTAGTACCTATTGGAAAAGTTTCGTAGCCATTGCTATCCGTGCTTACCGTCGCAGTATGGCCCGAGCAATACCTTTTTACCCTATATACAAATAAGCAATTTTTACTGGAGCACGACATTTAAATACTTTTTCTCAATTTTATTATATAATTTTTTTCTTATTTTTTAATATAAAATCTTTACCTAATTTAGGAACTTCGTCCTCTTCTATCTCTATTAGGGTGAACCCGTTCAATTCTAACCATTTAGCCTTCTCTACATCCCTTTTTATTGATTTTAAATACTCCGCGCGGGAGTTATTATGAAAAAAAGAATTAAAGCTGCTGTGTTGCCTTCCGTTAACTTCAATGGCCACCTTCTTTGTGGCATTTAATATGTCCACTTTCATGCGAGTGCCATAGACCGGAAATTCCTCATAAACTATGTGGTTCTCCCAGTAAGGCTTAAGAAATTGCTTTACTTTGAATTGAATTTTTGAGCGAGACTTTTTATTCCAGTCAATTAGGAATTTTGTTACTAATCTGGATTGAAGTTTACCCCTGATGTTATATAGTCTCACGGAGTAAAGTTATCACAAATACGTGAAGAAATCAAAAGGGACCCTGACGAAACGGGAGTGTTTGATCCCGCCTATTTTTACGCGATTTAACGTCAGAGCCTCTATATAAATATACACCGCATTGTAACAAGTGTCAAATGTGCTTTATTATGCTTTTTTTAGGACGTCTCTGAATTTATTAAATAGGTATTTACCAATATCTTTATTTTCCTCAAAGTACTTACGAAGATTGTCCATGCCTTGGTGCTGCTTTTTAAGCTCGAGCTTGGTCTCTTTTTTAACCTCTTCTATTAACTCGTCTGAAATTGTAACCCACGCCCCTTTTGCCTTGGCCATATCCCAAGCGATAAGCATGTCCACCACTTCATATTCCACCCATATACTTTTACCTGATGCAGCGTGGTACCTAATCGGGTAACGGACTTCTACTCCGGTTTTTTCGTTTGTAGACTTGCGAAAAATTATTCTGCACCAGTGGCCGAGTTGGTCTCCTTTACCGCTTGGCTGCGTTGTAATCAAATCTTTATTCCACCTTTGCTGGAACTCTAATATCCAATCACTATAATGCAACATTGCGTTGCCACCGGATGCGTTCGTCAGACGCGGGTCAGTTTTTTCGTAAGGGTTGATAGACACCTTTGTTCTAACCTGAGAAATCATATAACAGATATGGCCTCGCGTTGCTAATCCTAGCGCCATGCGCTTTAAAAAGTCTGAACTTAGGAGTGAACCTCCCGCCACTTTGATTGCTTCGTCTGCGCCTTTTTCTAAATCACCCCTAGGAACCAAAGCGTCCATAGAATCAATGATAAACATGTATCTTGTGTCAGAAGGATTATCCTTAACCATTTGTCGCATAAAATCAATAACAGCCTCATATACATTACATTTAAAAATAAACCATTTATCTTCATCTGTACTTATACCTGACCTTTCTATCATTTCAGCAGAGAGTCTACCTTCTGACTTAATATAGATAACCATTGCGTTATCCATTTTTTGAAAATTGCGAGCAAAGGCTAAGGCACACGAAGTTTTTCCGCCTTCAGACACACCTGAAGCGCGTATGATTCCCGGTTTGATTCCTCCACCCATCTCAATATCCAACAGTAAGCTTCCACTGGAAACATTATAAGTTCTCTCTTCTTCAAAGTTATAATGATCACCCTTGTGCTGTTCAAGGTAAGCTTGGATTTGCTGCTGGGGAGATATGGCTGGCCCGTCGTTAGTTTTCTTTCTTGCCATCTCTTATAAAATCCAAAAGATTCTTTTTCTTATTAATCTCTTTATCTGTACCTAATTTACCATACATCTGTACAGAAGTCAAGTTATCTTTATACTTCATGTTCATGAGTTTCTTTTTGGATTGCAAAAACTCTAGACCTTCATCGGTGGTAAAATATGACGGACACTGCACTTTGAAATTACAGTTAATAAACATCCAGTCCCAAAACTCTGGGTCTGGGTTAACAGCGTAAGCCTTTATCGCTTGATTCAGCTTGGCTCCGTAAGTACCTTTCTCATACTCGCAGAACTGGCTAACGATTAACCTATGGTAGTCTGTAGGACTCTTCTTTTTGTCTGTTTTTAATATCATGTTTCACCATCTTTTCTACAAGGGTATCAAAGTTCCCCTCTGGAGTCCAGCCTAATTCTTCAATAGCTTCCGTCGGATCACCCATTAGCTGTTCTACTTCGGCTGGCCTATAGAACTCTGGGTTAATTTTAACTAGTGTGTATTTGTGGGGTCCGGCATTTTTAACATATTTTTCGTCTAAGCCTTCACCTTCCCAGTAGCCTTTTAGGTCTCCGGCTTCAAACGCTTTTTCTACAAACTCTCTAATTGAGTGCATTTCTCCACTGGCTAGCAAATAGTCTTTAGGATCATTTTGGTTTAACATTAACCAAATCCCTTTAACGAAGTCCTCGCTGTCACTCCAATCTCTTTTTGCGTCTAAATTTCCTAACTCAATAGGCGTGTGTTTTTTAGGTTGATCGTGCCTGTCACTCCAGCACTGTTGCTGCCTAATCTGGTGAGACAGCTTGGCTACACCCATTGTAATTTTTCTAGTTACAAACTCCTCGCCCCGCTTGGTGCCTTCGTGATTAAATAAAAGCCCATGTACTGCGTACATGTCGTAAGACTCGCGGTAGACTTTAACTATATGGTGTGCTGCGCATTTGGAGGCTCCGTAGGGACTTCTAGGCTTCATTGGGTGCTTCATGTCTTGCGGGGAATAGTCTACATCCCCAAACTCTTCGCTGCTACCCGCACTGTAGAACCTGCAGTCTGGAGCGTAGCTTCTGATTGCTTCAAGGCATCTAATAACGCCCATGGAGTTTACGTCAAATACGTGCACTGGCATATCCCAGCTAACACCAACAAAGCTATTTGCCGCAAAATTAATAAAATAATCTGGCTTGATATCTTTTACTAGTTCATTGATGCTTACTTCGTCTGTTAAGTCTCCTAACACCAGTTTAAAGTTCTTGTTCTTCTTAAACTTTAATATGTTATCGTAATTTGGGTTTGCGACCCTCCTCATCATGCCGTAGACATGGTTAGACTTGTCTCGCAAAAGGTACTCGGCCATATTAGCACCGTCTTGACCCAAGATGCCCGTGATAATTATCTTTCTCATATCAAAAATCGTCTTCCAACATACCAGAACTCTGGTAGTCTTTAACCTTTCTTTCAAAAAAGTTAGTCATTGCTCCCGTGTCAACAACTTCAGAGAGCCATGGAAAGGGGTTTTGGTCGCTATCGAAACGAAAGTCTATACCTATCCCTTCCAGTCTTCTGTTTCCTATATACTGCATGTAGTCCACAAACATCTCCGCGTTAAGCCCTAGAATTCCGTGAGGTAGTACGTCATGGGCGTATTGAACTTCTAATTCTACCGCTTGTTTTATGTGGTTTACGGTTTCTTGTTCAAACTTCTTTGTCCATACTGATGGGTATTGCTCCTTAATAGTATTGATTAAATAAGTTCCAAATTGAATATGAAGGCTTTCATCTCGCAGAGTATAACGAATTTGATCGGATAGACCGGGTAGTTTATTTTGTCTACCAAGCGCAAGCAGCATTGCAAAACCACTAAAAAAGAATGTGCCTTCGCAAACAATATAATAACTAATTAGGTTCCTGAGAAATTCCCTTTTTCCTTCCACTGTTTTTGTTGAAAAATCTTGACGATTCACATCTGTCGTGATTTGCATTAAAAAGTCATCTTTAGCTTTAATACTTGGTATGTTTAAATAAGCTTCGTAAACTTCATTCACTTTTAAAGAATAAGAATCGCAACACGTTACTACGGTCCAGTTATGCAGCGACTCTTCGTAGGCTTGACGAAGGATATACTGTCTACATTCCGGATCCGTTACGAACCTGTTAACGCTAAGCAACAGATTGTTTGCTACTAAAGATTCTGAGCCAGCAAAAAAGCCCATGCACCTTTTAACTAAAAGCTTTTCGTCGTCAGTCAAGAGATCTGATTTCCACTGATCCACGTCATCACTCATGTTGATCTCTGCGGGGGACCAATTATTAGCTACCCCTTTTAAAAAAAGATCCCAAGCAAATTTATGCTTGTGGGGTAAAATTTGATTTACGCCCGCAACCTCTTCACCTAAAACTAACCCGCTTTTCGTGCTCATAATTTAAATTTGTTCGTTGTTATTCTCTATAATTTTTTGACGCTCTTCTTCCGACAAGTCACTTTCCAGAACTCTCTGCCCATCCGGCTTGTAGTAATCTGGGAAAGGAACGTTGCCTTCTCCGCCAAATTTTTGATCTAAGATTTGTTTTAAAATACTTTTAATCAAAACATCTTCTTGATGCTCGCTGTCTATTTTAACTAAATCCTGATAAATTTGCAAGCATAAACCAGCTTGATCTGTAAAATCTCCATCTGAAGCTTTTAAGTTACTTTCTTCTGACAATTTAATTGTGTATTCAATCATATAATTTAACCCTTTCTACGCACTCTTCCCATGTTAAATTTTTACCTCCTATATTATTATATACGTTTTCACTGAAATAAGCAGGATTAATCCACCAGTCTTCCCAAGGGGCTCCTTCCCTTTTTGGAAGTGTAACGTCTTCAAATAGCATGCGGTATCCATTTTTTGTTAATAGCTCTCTCTGTTTCGAACGAAGACTGTCTCCATGTCGGTAAAAATCGTGCTCTATCGTCATTGTTTTAAATTTAATTTCAGCAAAAATAATTTGCTTTAAGCAGTCTACTGAGCCTTGATCTATATCTAATGATATGTAGTCTACGTTTTTTGGTACATATCTAATCAGTAGGTCTCTAAATTCTACCGTAGTACAATCTATCCTTATTACTTTATTAAGCCTTCTTCTGGCGTGCTTTCTTGAGATAGTGCTGTCTCCGTGAGCTATATCAAAAAGTAAACCGTACCAGCCTTCCAATTCTAATAGCTTGGAGTTACTGCCTGTGCCCTTGGTTCTGCTAGGATTGCATCCAATATCTAAAAAGTAACCCACTTTACCCTTGTTCATATAATAAGCAAATAGGTCTTGCCCTTGGTAAGAGTAACTTTTCATGACTTACGATATTTTAGGTCATTAGTTTTAATAAATTTCCAGCTATATTCTGAGTAAGTTTTACCAGAGGGGGCTCCTAGTACTCCTTCGCCGGGTGCGTCACCAAGTAACGCCATGAGCGCTCTGTAAACTTTAGGGTCTCTGTAGTCGTGTCCGGAGATAACTCCGCCAGTTTTTACTTTCGGGGTCCAAGTCAATATGTCCTCCGTAACGGCCTCCGTTTTGTGAAGGCCATCTATGTATACCATATCTATAGACTCATCTTCAAAAAGTTTAGACGCCTCAACGCTGAAATTCTGAATGGCTTCAACATTGCTGTAGTTTTCAAATCTGGTATTAAATTCAACTCGAGCGTATGATTGAGGCATGGAAAAAGCTCCCTCTTTGTAGTCTGTGAGTAAATCCCAAGGGTCAACAGCATATATTTTTTTACAATGCAAAGCAAACAGTTCCGTAGACACTCCTCTGTGGGAGCCTATTTCCACCATAACTGTATCTTTTGATACGCAGTCCTTTATTAAGTCATACAGGCCTCCTAGTCTATTGCCCCTTATCGCAATTGGGCTTTGGAGTGCGCCATTGCTGACCATACGCTCTTCTTTCAGTAGTTCTTCTAACCTTTTCATTATTGACAGCTTTCACACGTGGGGTCTAAGATACTACAAGCCTGAGGAGAAGGCAAATTGTCATTATCACTATTTGTATCACTATTATCCACGTTACTTTCTTCTTTAGAGACTTCTGTCGATTTTTCAATTTCGCTTGCACTTTTATTCCTTAGGTAATACGTGCTCTTTAGGCCGCAATTTCTTGCATGCATGTATAAATCATTTAAATATTTTAATGAGGTACTGTTGTTAAATAAGTTTAACGACTGACCCATGTCAATCCATTTTTGTTTTGCTGCTGCAGCTTCAATTAATTTGAACTGATCATGGTCAAAAGCTGTACGATAGCGATCTTTAATATCCTGAGGTATTTCTCCATTTAATCTTAATACGTCTCCATTGACCGTCTTAAGCATTCCTATAAGTGTTGGATTCCATATATTTAATTTTTTACATTCCCTTACAAACCATTCATTCGTAATAAAAAGGTTTCCACTTTTATTTTCATATACAAAAAGAGTCGAAAAATCTGGCTCAACAGAAGGCGAACAACCTTGTATGTAAGATATAGTAGCAGTAGGAGCGATAGCCATAGTATTACTGTTGCGCATACCGTGATTAGCAATATGGTCCCGTAAAACTTTCCAATCGCATTTTGGTGCATACTTTTTATCCCTATAGTTGATGGGTTTTTGCTCTAAATATTTCATTAGGGACTTGTAGGTGTCCATTGGTAAAATATTTTGACTCCAGAGCGAGCCGTCATAGGTGCTGTATGCGCCTTTTTCCTTTGCGATTTTACTGGAATTCAAAATGCAATTATAAGAAATAAACTCGTATAACTCTTCCGAAAATCTAACCGCCTCGTCGGACGAAAAATTTACTTTATAAGAATGAAATACGTCAGCCCAGCCCATTGTTCCTGCTCCAACTGGGCGGTGTTTCATGTTGGCATTTTCAGCTTCTTTAGTAGGGTAAAAATTTAAATCAATAACATTATCCAGCATTCTCATTTGGATAGCTATGCTCTTTGCTAATTTATTATAGTCTAGTTTGCCGCTATCTTTCAAGTGCTCTTTTAAGTTAATTGAGCTCAAATTGCACACCGCAGTTTCTCCCACCTCAACTTTTTCGCCCTGTTTAAAGAGCGATGGTTTTGTGTGTAGAAAGATTTCTGTACAAAGGTTAGAGCTATGAACTACCCCCTCGTGAGAGTTAGAGTATCTGAGGTTTGCGTTGTCCTTAAAGGTCATCCAAGGGTGGCCAGTTTCGAAAAGAGCTCTAAGCATCTTCTTCCATAGGTCTTTAGCTTTTATGACTTTAAAGTTTTTTATGGTTCCTTTATCGGCCTTCTTGCAATATTTAGCGTACGCCTTATCAAAGTTTTCTCCGTAGAGTTCGTGGAGATCTCTGACGTCTGACGGGCTAAACAGATACCAGTCTCCATCTGATTGAACTCTACGAAGAAATAAATCGGGAAGCCAATTGGCTGTATTCATGTCGTGGCAACGGCGGCGCTCATCTCCAGTGTTCTTTTTTAAATCAAGAAAGCTTTCAATGTCTAGATGCCAAGGCTCAAGATATGCGCAACCGGCACCGGGGCGCTTACCGCCTTGATTAACTGCCACAAGAAGGTCATTGTAAATTTTAAGCCAAGGAATGAGCCCACTAGAGGACCCATTTGTTCCTTTAATGTACGAGCCGGAAGATCTAAAGTTTGTAACGTCAAAACCTAATCCACCCGCAAACTTTGATTTCCTAGCTTCTTGCCATGCTCCTTCAAAGATTCCGTCAATGGAATCGTCAAAAGTATTAAGATAGCAAGAGCTAAGCTGGGAGCGTACAGAGCCACTATTAAATAAGGTCGGGGTTGATGGACAAATTCTAAATGAGGAAATAGCGTGATAAAATTCGATTGCTTTTTCTTCTTTATTTTTTTCATTTAGGGCCAGTCCCATGGCTACCCTCATCCAAAAGGCTTGGGGAGCCTCCATTCTTGTTCCTTCTATGTGATGGAAGTAACGATCATATAAAATCTGTAATCCAAGGTACTTAAACTTATAGTCTCTATCAAGAACTAGAGCTTCTGATAGTTTTTTCAGATCATAACTCAGGAGTTTTTTATTTAAGATATCCTGCTTGACTAGTTTTTTAACATTCCTTATAAAAGAAAGTCTGTACTGATGTTCGAAGGCGTCTTTATCTCTGCTTTCGGCGAAAACTTCCTTGTGGATATTTCCCAGTAGTAGTCTAGCTGCTACGTAGGTATAGTTTGGCTCTTTTTCTATTTTGGTACGAGCCGACATGATTAACGCTTGATCAATCTCTTTAGTTGTGATCTTATCGTAAAACTGAACCTCCGCATCGAGAACTACCTCGCTTGCTGAAACATCATCTAAAGCGTCACAGGCTCTGGTAGCACATAGGTTTATTTTATTGATATCTAAGTTTTCTAATCGTCCGTTTCTTTTTTTTACGTGAAGTGTGTCCATATTAACCCGTGTTCCTTACTCTAATTAATTTACAGCTTTTCCGATTAAAAGGAAAGAAAAAAAGCTTAACAAGCAAAGAAAAAATAAAAAAAGTTTATAGCGTGTACTAAGACTTTTTATTTTTAGCGTTAGACTCAGCTATTGCCTTACGCCGCCTCTTTTTTACTGCGTCGTGTGAGTCTTTTCTCTTTTTTTCGTGTTCGTTTTTTACGTGGTCCTCACCTCTTTTTGATAACCTTTTCTCACTTAATTCTTTAGAGTAGTCCCACATATCACCCGCGTTCCAACCAGATGTTTTTCTCACAAATTGATCTGAGGAGTCCATGTCCGAGTTCATGCCCATGGCCGCGTTAGGCGCGCTCCACACCCTTTCGTACTTCACTCCACTTTCGTCTATATAAGTATGATCATCGCTCATTTTTTGAACGACTTCAATGATATCGCCCGTCTTGGGGTTTCGATATTGATATATAGGCATTACAAGTTTTCTAGCTCGAACCAAACTCTGTCCAGCATTTTTCCGTAAGAGAATTCATTTTGTAATTTTAATCCTTCATGGTTTACTTTATCGGTTTCGACCCTTTTGATGGCTTCTTCACAGGCATCGATAAAATCATCCTCATCCCAGTCAAACATCTGACCCTGATTGAACTCTTGCCCTTTTTTGAAAAAGATATTATCTACGCAGTCAATCTTTCCTGAGGGCTCCACTAGAACACTATTTTTTTCATTAGCCCACCCTTTGTAGGCGTGGGCGTCTAGTATAACGCCATGTTTTCCGAGGGCTAAACCTTGAAACTCGGGCAGTCCCCAGCCTTCCCCGCCAGACATTCCTATTGAAATATCTCCTGAGTTTATATAGTCATTGTACTCGGAGTTTTTAGACATGTATGGTAGAAATACTACATTAAAATATTTCTTATGCCCCATTGCTCTTGCAACTAGTTCGTTATTATCTTGGGGGCTAAGAAATGGGTTGAATAAGGCGCAGTGTAAAAATACTTTTTTATTATTTCCGTATTTTTTTACCCAAGCAGAAAGTACTTTCTCGTGATGTTTTCTAAATTCAAACTTGCCTGATAGCGTAAATACTATCCTGTCGTCATCATAATACTGTTTATCGAGGGGTGAGAAGTTATTGGAGTCAAAGCCTAATGGCATATACTTTACATTGTCTAATCCCTTGCTTTTAAAAATGTCTACTGCGTACTCAGACGACATGAGAACTAGTCGTTGTTGTTTAAGTATGTTTAGTTCTGTGTCTGTTGGGTCGTCTAACTCATAAAAAGTTAATAGAGCCTGTTTATCGCTCAAAAAACCAATAGAACCATTGATGTGCCATAATCTGAAGGTAGGATGAACTCTTGCGTCGTGAGACTTTTGAAAATCTTTAACTGTCAAGTCTAGCCATTTTTGAAAGTTGACCGGAGGATCTTGAGAACTAAGGTCAATTTTTTCTCCAATGGGGACAAGGGAGAGTCCCATTTCCCTGTTGTAGGCTTCTCGCAGCAACGCTACTGAGACTTGGCCAAAGGAAACGCTGTTGACTGGACAGTTAAAAGTTAATTTCATTACAGGAGATCTTCTTGCTGTTCGGCAGAGGAATCTGACTGCGTTGCTCCTTCCTGCTGCGCTTCTTGGCGCGGCTCAGACTTGTATACTCTAAAGTCTGGTTGGTTATCTTTGGTCTTATTCTTGTTAGAGAAAATGACCACTTGTTGCTCAGTGCCATCGGCACCCTTCATTTTGCCCGTAAGATACTTTTGATTACGACCTTCGCGTTTCCACAAAGCTCCAATTTCCCTTTCGGACCACTCGTTATTTTTTGGTGTATCACTCATGTTATCAAAACGATACCTTATATCCACTCCTATGTCAAGAGGAATATACATTTTTTGTAATGTTCACAAAAGCTCTTACTGTATTTAGGGAATCTTTTTCTAGTTCTTCTAGTCGTTCCTTTACTAAATGCTTGGTTTCTTTGGCGTGATTAATTTTATCTGCGCCGTAGGCTATTCCAGCACTCCAAACCGGTGACCTTGAAGAAAAGTATTCCTCTTCATTTTTCTTACTTCTGCTGATTATGATTGAATTGCAGCCGCATAAAGCGGCTAGAACTAATAGGTATGTATCTTCATCGTATGAATAAAGATTTTCATACTTATTAAATATTTTGGGTAAAATTGTAAAAGCGTCATCACTTAAGGTTTCTGCTTCTACGCTAACTGCGCCGTCTGGTAGAGGATCGCGGTAACCGGCATTACCCTTTCTGGTTATATAGCAAGATCCCGACCTTTCGGGATCATTGTAATTTTTAAAAACGTCAAAATTATTGTAAATTGTTGTTAACCTATTAGCAATCTCAAAACCATATTTTTTTTGGGTGCCTTCTGCTATCCAGTCAGCGTAAGCAAAATAAAGTTCTGAATCTGGGTTCCACTTGCTTGGAACTTTCCAGTTATGAAAACCGGGGTAATGCAAGAGCCATCTTACCACGCGTTTGGATTTAAGTGGGTTTCTGGTTGTTACCTCTGGGTATATCGCCACGTAATCTGATAAATCTTTATCGGTTACAATTTCACCTTTATCATTCCACCCCTCGGTAAGAAAATCGGAATCTACTAAATTGTCTTGCAGTCCCGGAAGGGGTATGGTTTGTTTTGGTTTTTCTGATAGATATACTTCTTCACCGAGACTTCTTAAGTCGTGAAACAATTTATACATTGCAATACACCCACCGCATTTAAAAATGCTAGGGGTATTCATTGAGTCAGTGTTAAATATAACGTATTTCACAAATTAACTGATTCTCCACATGGATTGGAGTAATATTCTATCTTTTGGCTTCTCGGCCTTAAAAGAGGTGCGGGCATGCAGTAGGCGTTGGTCATTAAAAGCGAACGCGTCTCCACTTTCGGCTCTTAGTTTAAAAACTGAACTGCTTTCTCTTTGTACTTGTAGGAAAGAAAAAAATCTTTCGCACAGTTCGTTTACAAACGCGTCAGTTTTAATAGTTCTGTAATAATTCCAGTGTGTTTTATATCCAGTTTCGTCATTTGTGATAATCTTGGTGACGTTTTGGTTATCATCTGCGCCCTTACTTATGGTGACTTCTGTGTTTAAGAGGTCATTAAGGAGTGTTTGGTCTGCAACTTCTAGATCTTGTATTAATCTAGATACTGGGTAAATGAGTTGTTCCCCTCCTTCAGCTACTTGTTTTTTCATGATAAAGAAATTAACTTCGGCAGCGTCGCCAAACCAAGCGTTATCATTATGAAAAGGCTGAGGTGTTGTGCTATGTGCGTAACTACTTTCTTTGTCTGGTTGGTTTGATATTTCCCACCACTTTGCTTGTTGTAGGTTTTCATCAAAATCGTATTGCCTGTGGTCTAGAGTTAAGCCGCATTTTTCTGACAAGAACTTACCCCAATAGTTTCTGTTTCTGACTTCGTTATGTGCGCCTCTTATTACTAGTGGGTACTCTTCGTTCTCGAGCGCTAGTAATAGTTCTGGTAAGTCTTTTTCTATTTCCTGTGCATAGTGTAATTGTTTAGTCATTTAATTTATATTCCTTTATTTTTTCTAACGTTTCTTCCTTGCTATGGTTCATCATATGGTCTACTACTGATAATGAAGGTCTCGTATTTATGAATTTTAATTCAATGTTATTTTTATTGAACTGCTCTTTACTGTATAATTCTCTGCCGCCCATTGGGTTTACATATGTGCTGACTCCTTCTCTTTTGCAAATATCTATTATTCTTTCTTGTCCTTTTAAGCCATTTTTAGGATAAACCGAAGAGCTATCAACGAACTCCACGCTTAGTTTTAAAAAGCTACATATAGACTTAATAGAGTAAAGTAAATATTTGGATAAATTTGTTTCTTTGTTATATATTATATCTGACACAAGACCATTAACATTATTAAATCTAGCGCATTTTTTGCTGTATGCGGCGCTAATTTTGTTTAGCACTTTCTTTTTCCAGTTGTGATCTGCGGATAGGTATAATTCTTTTATTAGTTTATTTTGGCTAGCTTTTTCTATGCAGAGGTTTATTTGATGATGTTTGTCATTTAAGTTGATGGTGTTCCTGTGTATCCACCCTTTCTTGATGAAGTTAACGTCATCTAATATCACGAATTTATCTACAGAATGTATTAGTTGCCAGTAGCCTAGGTACGGAAAGAAGTAGGGCTGCATTATTGCGATCTTTTTCATTTATATACCTCAAACTTAGAAAGGTCTTGATATTCTTGAGAAACGTCTAGGTTGTCTTTCATCCCTGCCATTAACACTAGTCCTCTAGCAGCCGTTTCGGGGGGCATGTACATGTTCCACCCTAACATGTGAAAGTGATCACTAATGTGAGGAACTGCGTTTCTTCCGTGGTACCTAGCTTTCCGGAACCAGTTTGCCGCCTTTTCGTTATCGGTTAAAATAGCCCCACCCTTTCCGAGTTTTAATATTTTACTGGGACCACTAAAAGAGAGGCACATATACTGATCTTCCCTGTACATTCCTTTGGTGAACCTTAGAGCGCTGTCCCAGACTGGGGTCGGTGTAAGTCTGTAGGCACCCTTGAGGAATTTTTGCGAGGGTTGAAATTTAACTTTTGCGCCCGCGTGAATAATTTGGCAGGGCACGGACATGTAGGTGTGACTTGGGATAGTAATCTCTTGATCTTTGACGTCAAGATATTTCAAGGATAAAAATATAGCATTACTGCATGAATCTAACGCTATTGCGTGTGGCGCGCCGGTGTATTCACATAGGGCTTGTTCAAAATCTGCTGTAACTCTGTGTGGGTTCATTTTTTCATCTTTCGCTTTAGTATTTTTCTACCCTTAGTGTGAAGGTTGATTATTGTTTGTGGGGTTAGGTCGAATCTGTCTGCTATTTGTTTCCAAGTTAGTTTTCCGCTGTCATTTAGGTATCTTAATTTAAATATTTTAAAAATCCTTTTGTCACTGAGTTTTTCCAAGATGGTAAATGCTTGTTCTATGTCGCACTTAGTTTGTTCAGTTGGGTCGAAGTCGTCCATAGACTTCTTGTTATAGAAATGATTAATTGCCTCGTCTTCTACATTAATGTACTTGCCGTTGTGTTTTATATAGTTCAGGCAATGATACCTAGTGTAGTTTGCTAGCCAAGTAGAGAACTTAGCCTTCTTGTCTTCTTTAAATGAATTAATTGCTCTATAAAAAACAAAAAATTTATCCTTGTATACGTCATTTACATCCAGTCTGGATGAGAACTTATTACACATAGAATAAAAGAGATTTTGGTGTCTCTCTGTTAGAGTTCCAAAACTATCACTACAATTCTTATTTTTAATTAATTTAATTAATTTTAAATCATCTTCTACTTTATTCTTTTCTTTTTTCATTATACCATGTGACAAACTCAAGTACCTTATTGTTCAAGTACTCGTTTTCAAGGGGGGTGTCACACTTTACTTTTTCCCATTCAATAGAAAAATCTGCATGATTTTTTAAAATGGGGTCTTGGCGGGTTTCCTCACTGTTTACTGGGTCTTTCCAGATCCTCTTACCGTCTTTGTTTTGGTATTGAGAAACATGAACAAGAACACCAAATAATTCATTCTTCAGCCAGCTAACTTCATCTTTTTCGTACTCTTGGTAACGGATATCTGTTATTACGGGCACATCTTCTGTCTGGGCATTTGTTAGGAACGATTTTATGTTTGGGGTTACTTTATCTATCCAATGCCTGCCATTGGATAACTTACGTTTAAAAACTCCATGAAAAACTAAGAATTCTCTAACCTTCTCTTTTTCTTCTCTGCTGCAATTAGAGGGGTCTATTCCATACTCAGAAAGGCACCATTCGGCGCAAGCTTGTTTTAATTGATCTGCCAGAGCAAATCTTCTTACTGGTAAATGTTTAGATAATAAGCTAAAGAATAAATCCTTACCCGCTCCTGCAACGCCGCTTATGCCTATTACCTTTCTCTCCACTTCTTGATGTTACCATATATCTTTGAGAAATCAAGTAATAAGTTCATTCTCGACTTAGTGGCAAAAAATAAGTGTAAATATAGTACATGAGAGTAGGACGAACTACAAAATTAAAGCGTAAGGTAAAAAAAAGATCTAAAAATGCACCAAAACAAGTGGCAACTCCATTTGTATTGCCGATAGATGAGTACTGGGAGCCCAAAGAAACAAAGATGACCTGTGAGTTTATCGAAAAAGAATTGGCCGTGCAAATTAACGAAAAAAAATATTACTGGCAAAACCCCACGAGAAGATACGACAGGAACGATGCCAAATGGAATCCCACATGGAAAGGGTACGCTGGTCAAGGATTTGTTTTACCCTCGGAACAGTCCGAAAATCATTTTCGAACAGGCTGTAGGAATATATTTTTATGGTCCGAGGGGGACGACTTTGGGTATAAAATATTTACAAGGGGGGAAAATCAAAAAAGAAGAATATATAGAACTCTATTTAAAGAGCGAATGAGAAAACTGTGGTTCTGTAATCGAGCAACGGTGGAGACCCTTCATTGCGCTCATAATTATTTAGCTCATTTTAATCTTGCTCCCAAAAGTTACGAATTGATAAACTTTAATGACGGTGAGCTCTGGGGCTTAAAGGTGCAAAGAATAATGGGAGAAAACAAATGGAAAGATTTTGAGAGCATGCGTGATGCGGGGTTCGAGGAAGGCGAGTATTTAAATAAACTTACGGGACTTATGCAAAAATTAGATTTAAACCTAATGGAGGGCATAGATTGGAACCCTACGAATTACATTCTTTGCCATAAAACCAACAATATCTATTTTATAGACATAGAGTACAAGCACTTGAGGTTCGGGTACAATAAGGTCCGAAAACATTTTGTTATTAAATGACAATAAATGCAGTGTAAATATATTGCATGAGCGGGAAAAAACCTACCACTTTAATGGTTGTGGCCCTGTGGTCTGGAAATAGAAGAATCTTCTCTAATGTGAGTGAGGATATAAAATATATAGACCGCAGGCCATCCTGTGTAGGGCCCATTTTTTCAAGGGACGAAATACTAAAGCGCAGGGTAAAGGTATTAATGGAGGTAGATCACGGCGAGCCAATGGACACAATATTTGTTAATCCACGCAATGATGAGAATCCGTGCTACAAAGAGTATTTAGACTACTTAAATTCCCTAAACGGACAAAAAACAAAAAATGGGAATATAATTGTAGAACATAGGGAAAACACTGGAATAAGCTTTGGTTCCATGAACTACGCTTGGCAAAAATACAAAGATGATTATGATTACTTTTACTTTACTGAAGATGACTATGTCAATATTTCTGAAGGATTCGTTGGTGCTGGAGTGAACATATTAAAAAACAACCCCGAATTCGGCATGGTAGCCACCCTTCAAAGAACAGAAAGGAAATACCCCAAAGGCAACAGTGCTATTTATTCAAATAAGGCACTAAAGCTTACGTTTGGGAATGGCAACATTCCTCATGTTACTGAGCCTCACTTGCAGCACAGCATGAGAAGACACACGGATCAGGAAAGAAGATGTGGGCTACGCGTACGAAATGCTGGTTATGATATATCCAATCTCCCAGAGGGTTTTGATGTAATTGAGAAAATTGGTTACAATGATAACTCTACAGATGACCGATCCGAGAAGGCAAAGAAAGCTGGCTGGGGTTGGTCTGCGTATGTCAGGCAGCAGTGGAAAGTAGATTGGGGCAAGTACAAACGTTTTGATATGTGAATTACATTTTTCTAGAACATAGACACAAAACCCCCTGTAAAGGGGTTTTGCTAAAGAAGTATATGCGAAACATTTTTCTTAGACCCAGTGATTTAATTGATGGGGCATTCAAGACATATACGCAACTCTTTCGAGAACCATCTCCCATATAGGGTGAGAAACTGTGCTTAAAAACTCATTACAATGGTTAACCACAACACGCCGGGGCATTGCAGCGGGAACTACCCACTAGTTTTTTTAGGACGTATAAATTCCTAGGCATCCCTTGAATATGGACTTCTGCCAAAGTCCCGACTCTTAAAGTCTCATCTCAGGAAAACTCCACTGTTTATTCTCAGCGAGCTTAAAAAGGATTTTACTTTTTGCAAAGACTAACTCATGTCCGCTTCAGAGTCAAGAGGTTTTTCATTTTGAGTGAGTATTTCACAAATAAACATTATATTCTTAATGTCGTTCTCTTGTATTGATGACGGATCACATTTATCTGTATCCATTTGCATTTTTTCACAAAAAACATTGATTAATTGTGACATTTTTAAAGCAGTATCTGGGGAAATATCAACATTTTGAGTATATGATAAAAACGATTTTTTAAGAATCCAGTACTTTCTGTGCTTATCTGGATCGAATTCACTATCGATCATACCAGATTCCTCAAAAGATTTCAGAGCGCACAAGAATGCAACCTTGTCTTCATTTGGTGTTTCAGTTATCGTAATGACTTTCATAAAATTATCTTCCATACAGAAAGAGTCATTATTTGAAAACCATTCGTATAAGTATCCAGAAGCTTCAAGGGTAGTCATTACATATTATAACGAGCAAACACAAATAAATAACAAAAAAACCTTGCTTTGAGATTTGGTTTGTGCTAATATATAACATATGAATACAACTCCAGAAGAATCAAATATTACAATGAATGAAACTGCTGAAGTGCAAGCATCAAAAAAGCGAGGGAGACCTAAAGTAGAGATTGTTTGGCCAGAGGGGAATTTTACCTTTGACTCGTTAAAACAGACTAACGTATTGTCTTCATCCTCCCTAAGGAAAAAGATGCGTACCGAATTAATGCGTGGGGGTATCCTAAAAGTAGATACGTTAAAAACCGCATTTGGTAGACCTCATAACGTATACAAGAAAGCTCAATGAGTCGCATAGACTGGAAAGCTTATGCGCTAAAGCTAGCTATTGTTGCCTCAGAACGAAGCGAGGACAAACATCACAAGGTGGGAGCCTGCGTTCTAAGGCACGACAATAGCGTTGGCGGCTTGGGTTACAATGGTGCGCCCAGCGGGGTAAACATTGATTGGGATAATAGAGACGAAAGGCGAAAGCGTGTAGTTCATGCTGAGGTGAACGCTTTAAGATACGTTAAACCCAATGAGTGTTACCTGCTGGCGTGCTCAATGCTACCCTGTAATGAATGCCTAAGGATGATAAGTGCTTACAACATTACAGAGCTTATTTTTAATGAAAGCTATTTAAGGGATGAATCCTCGTTAATACTAGCCAAAGAGTTTAACATGACCCTTTACGCCACGAAAAAGGCGGTAGCTACGGTTTCCAAAAGCGTAGTCGATCAAAGTGACTTAATTATTATTGAAGATGTTTGAATTAATTTTTATTTTATTTACGGTTGTAACGCTACTTTTAATATGGTTTAATTCCGAAGCGTTTATTGAATACGCTTTGCTTTTTAGTGGCGGAAAGTTTTTTCATATACACGACTTTAAGAAAAAAAGAATCAAAGATCCAACCCTTGACTGGATAAGCTACCTACAGTTAAATCACGACTCTTTCTTTGTAAGACTAATAACTTGCCAGCTATGCCTTAGCTTTTGGTTAAACTTGGTTGCATGTTTAGCTATGGACAAGTTGGTATTTTTACCCATTTCTTATGTAATTTCACTTATAGTATACAAGCTAACAGTCAAAGTATTAGAATCTTAATATGCACCTAGTAGAATCATTCGCCTTAAATACCGGCCTCAGAATAGGAAAGCCCGAGATTATAGACAAGTTCATACCACTTGCCTTTCAGGACTCCTACATAACTCTACAACCGCAGGGAGCGTTCCCTTGCAGAAAGTATGATTACTGGAATGAGGTCATTGAAATCTTAAAACCGGTGCTGTTAGATAATCATATTCAAGTAGTTCAGTTAGGTAAAAAAGACGAAGACGGAGTAGTTGGAGCGTATGATATGCGCGGTAAAACTACTTTTTGTCAAGCGGCTTATTTAATCAAAAACGCGCTCCTACACGTTGGAGTGGACAGCTTTGGTATACACTTTGCTTCCGGATACAATAAAAAGATCGTTGGACTTTACAGCAATATGCTACCAGAAAACTCCGGTCCCTACTGGAGTAACAGTAATGATGTCAGAATACACCAACCGCCAAGGGAGCAGGGCCAAAGGCCAAGTTACAAACCTGAAGAAGATCCGAAGACTATCAACAAAATTAACCCAGAAGACATAGCAGAAAGCATCTGCAACTTACTTGGGGTAAGCTATGAATATCCATATAAAACATTATACATTGGCAAGGACTATCTATCTAAGAAAGTAGAACTGATACCAGTAACGCATTTAACTAACTATAATATCCTTGAAGTAGACTCGCTGATTATGAGAATGGACAGGTACTTTGATGAGTCCGTACTCTTAAGGCAGTTACAGATATGCAAGTGTTCCATTGTAACAAATAAACCGATAAACATAGACATTTTACTAAGAAATAAAGATAGAATAATTGAAACCGTATTCTTATTAGATGACGTCGATCAAGACATATCTGAATACCTTACGAAATTAAAAGAGTCTGGAATAAAGTTTTTCTTAATGAGTAACCTACCAGATGATGAGCTTAATAAAATTAAATTAAAGTACATAGACATTGCTCCAATTTTACCAAAGGATAAATACAAAAAGCAAGATATAGATAAAATTCTCAGGGGTAAAAATTATGATGATATTTACTTTAAGACATCTGCGCTAAACGTACTTAGGACTGGTGTATACGCAGGGCATCCATTTACAGAAGGTATTAAGCCAGTAAATCTTATTAAAAATATACCTCCGCAAAAAATGATAATGGACGAAGTCCTTTGGCAGGATATCAATCACTTCCTCATTCTAGAAAAAGTTAAGTAAAAGAGAGCTTGACTAAGTATCGGAAATAACTTATTATAAGGCAATGAAGAAAATCGACCGTAACGAAGACGGGCTTATCAATGGTGTCGATTACCTCTTTACTGAGGATGGACTTATTGATTGGCGTAAAATGGTTAAACCGGAACATCTTGTTCCCAATAAAGACCGCACAAGCGAAACAGACGTAACCAAGCTTAAGGATTACCAATTGATTATCCTCCTCGGAGGAATTAAAGAGCTCGCTCAAATTCGTGGATATACAGACGTTACCTATAACGTAACTTCCCCGAGCTCAGACTATGTAGTAGCTACTTGTACAATAACGTGGAAGCCCAATTACGAGACGGAAGGCGAAAGCGTAGTCTTTTCCGCTATCGGAGATGCTTCCCCTCACAACACAAATAGTTTTGCTAGAAACTTTCTTGGGCCAATCGCAGAAAACAGAGCCTTTGTTCGTTGCGTTAGAAACTTTTTAAAGATTAATATCGTGGGCAAAGAAGAATTGGGCGGCGCAGACGCACCCCCTACGGCAACTAACACCTCAATGGTCACCGCAGACACATCTATGGATCCAAGAAGCATGCTACAAACCGTAATGAACGAAAAGGGTGTTTCTTTCGAAAAGGTTAAAGCTAAATTAGTTGCGGAGGGGTTTGATGGCGCAGAGGACCTATCTGGACTAGAACAAATTCCAAAACTTAAAGCGTTTGAGTTAATCGAAAGACTTAAAAAAGTTAAGCGCTAATAGGTGATCTGTAAATCGTTAAGCCCACCCGTAACGTTATAGCCCTGAGTGGAGGTAGTTTGTCCTCCTTGGGTTATAACTGTTATGGGCGCGTGATATCCAGAGATTATATCTGAAGAAATATCAAAAGATATAGCGGTGCTAGAAACGGACCTTACGTTACATGGGAATTCTCCAATTAAAACTTTTTCTACGTTAACAAAATTGTTGCCTGCTATATTTACGATAGAATGAGAAGGGTCCTCTGAAACTGTTGAGGGTGCTCCCTTAGAACTTAAACCTCCTTGGGTAGCGAAAGAGGTCACTGAGGGTTCAGAGCCCTCCAAGAGCCCCATTCTTGCGGAACCTATATTGTAACTACTGATAACATTGTCGCCAACCGAAAATTTGGAGGATTTTTGTAATACTCTTCCCGCTACAACTAAAGATGACAACTCGACACCGTTTTTATTGTTTAAATTAATTTTAAAATTTTCTTCCAAACCGGTAACGGGTAAAGACATATCATACTCGTACAAGTCCAAAGAACACTCAATCTTTTTTTGTCCGTGAGCAACATCGTCAGGCAGTCTTTGACCAATTTTTCGAACGGGCTGAATTGACGTACTATAGTTGTATTTTAAGCTTAGTATATTTTCCTGAGATACGTATTTACCCCCCTCAAAAGTGGCAGACGAAGAAGTAATCATGTCAATATCTTCTGGGTAAATCGTGCTTTGTGCGGAGCTTGGGTCAAAATTACCTGTTATTTCTCCGTAAAACTTAAGGCGAGCATTAACCTTAATACTTGAATGATTTTGAAAGTCGACAGAGTAATTCATTAAGTGACCAGACTTTATTTCCAAACCCGCTATATTTAACTGGACATATTTTTTTTGATCGTACATTTGGGTCATCAATGGATCTTGCCCCGTGTAATAGTAGTCCAACGAAACGTCTCCTTCGGGCGCTGAAGCAGCAACAGTATCAAAAGAAGAAGGGCTTTTTATTGTGTAAGCTGGAGCGGGATTAGTTTTATAGTCTACAGATATGCTATCACAACAGATTTGAGCATTATCTACCAGCACCTTTACGTCTTTGTGGGAATAAATGACCATTTTTTTAATTGAATTACATAAATAATTTACACTATTATAGTGTAAATAAGATATAAGGTACAAGGAATATGGCGTCTATTTACAACATATCATCATACAAGGGTCACGTAACTTACAATACTAACGATATTGTAAACAATAATGGCTTTTTTTATTATTCAAAAGTAGACAATAATCATGACAATACACCCTCTGCAACTTCCACCCACTGGGGAGGAACTATGGAAATTAAAGTCGGATCAAGCTACGTAGAAAAGCCCTACTTTTTTTGGTCACCTTCTTACGGGGCATCTGTTAACCAACAACCTAGAATACAACAAATTCAATTTGGAGACGGATACAAACAAAGACTTACGGATGGGGTACACAATAATTTATTGACTCTAAATTTAACTTTTGGTCAAAGAAGTCTAAAAGAAACAACGGCAATAGTTCACTTTCTATCCTCCAAAGAAGGTAGCCAATCGTTTTATTTTAAAGCAATCGCTCCATATTCTGTAATTAAAAAGTTCATCTGCACTAATTGGTCAACAGTAATGGAATACGAGGACAATCATAGCGTATCACTAACGTTTGAAGAGTCTGCTTAAAAATAAAAACGAAAAGTCATGAGTAACACGCCAATTTCGAAAATAGAGCCAGATGTAGCCTCCACTACAGTTAATCAAATAAATAAAGAGGCTCACGCCCTAGAGTCCTCTTCAATTATTAATTTATATGAGCTAGACATTTCAGCGATAAAGAAAAATCAAGCACTCAATGACTCTTCGAGCATACCGGAAGATTATTTGAGATTTCACAATGACCAAGTTATCGGTAATAAAAAAATCATATTTAAGGGGCACGCCTTTCATCCTATTCCAATCATGACCTCTGGTTTTGAACTGAATGCTAGCGGGGAACTCCCTCGACCTTCATTAACTTTTGCGTCCATGAAGGGCATTGAAAAAGAAGCTGAAGAAACCGTATCAAAATTTACTTCATTAAAAACGGCAATCCTAAAACTTAATAACCTAATTGGGGCAAAAGTTACAAGGTACAGAACTTACAAAAAGTTTCTTGATGACACAAATTTATCCATCCCGGGGGTTGGGCAATTTACAGGCACAAATCCAGAATTTCCTAGGGAGGTATTCTATATAGATAGAAAAGTCTCCGAGAGCAAAGAGTCAATGGAATTTGAATTATCGTCCGTGTTAGATATGCAGAATTTTAAACTACCCGGAAGAAGGGTAGTAGCGACAAGATGTCCTTGGTCTTACAGGGGAGAAGGTTGCTGCTATGAATTTAAAGAGTCGGGCGCAGAGCTCGATAAACAGTTAGAAATATTTGGAGCGACAGATCATTTACCTCTCGCTGCGGCACCAATAGCAAATGACGAGGACGAATTAATAAGTGAAACGGTAGCCGGATACTCGCCTTCAAGTGTTACGGTTTCTAATATTAGTGAATACGACCCTACTCAATCTTATGCAAAGGGTAAAGTGGTATACATAGTAGGCAACACTAACGGTTTAAGATATTTTTATGTCTCTAAAGGTAACGACTCTGGAGGTAGCGTTCCAATAAACGTTTCGCCCCCAAACACAAAGTTTTGGGAGCCAGATACTTGCTCGAAAACTCTTAAAGGGTGCAAGTTAAGGTGGGGTAACCTAGGTGCAGCTTCTCCCAAAAGTAAATTTTTACCTTTCGGAGGATTTCCGGGTACTAACTCTAAATATATTATTCAATAATGAATTTAAATAAGGAAATAAAAGATTATATTAAAGAGCATGCGATAAGTGAGCTCCCCTATGAATGCTGCGGAATTCTTATAGAAAAAAATAGTAAATTAAAAGCTATAAAATGTGAAAATGTATCATACAATAAAAGGGAATTTTTTGAAATATCCTCCTTGGATTATCTTTCGGCATTAAAAGTGGGAGAGATTAGGGGTTATTATCATTCACACGCAGATAATAACACTGAGCTCTCTAGTAGAGATAAACAAATAAGTATCATAAACGATTTACCTTTAATAATGTACTCAGTTAAGTCAAATGAATTCAAGATTTGTTAACATAAACTTTCATGGAAAGATGGGAGAAAGCTTAAAAAGAAAAAGCTGGAGACTAAAAGTATCTAGTATTGGAGAAGCAGTGCACGCCGTAAACATGCAAACAGACAATGGAATTAAAAGGTACCTACTAAATAGAAAAAACATTGGATCAAACATTAAGGTAATTCTAAACGGAAAGCAAGAAATATCCCCAGAAGATGTAAAAAATGAATTCTCCTTACTAAGGGAAGATATAGATACCGTTGACATAGTTCCAGTATTAGAGGGGTCAAGCCTTGACTGGGCGGCTTTAGCGGTTGGGCTTACTGGCATGTATTTTGCAGAGACTAAATGGGGTATGTTTGCCAGTTTGGCGCTAACGGCTTACAGTATAAGCAATATGCTATCCGATCTGCCAGAAATGCCAGAGAACAGGCAAATAACCAACCCAAGCTCTGACCCAACTGCGCTAGCTAATTCCTATTTATTTAATGGCCCGGTAAACGTATTAAACGACGGAGGACCGGTACCAATAGGTTACGGTAGAGTAATAGTGGGAAGCCAAGTTGTAATGGCAGCTTATGCCATAAAACGAATATTAATAAGAGACGCTGGAAGGGTGTTATAAAATGCCGGAAGATCATGACAATCAATTTTACGTTAGTAACGTTAGTAATTCCGATGGTAGCGTAGTAGACGGAGCCAACAATAACGCTCAAGAATACGGCTCTGATATATCTCAAATTAATAAATACTATGAAGATAATTTCATAACAGAGAATATTACTCACTTTAATAGCACTGGAGCGGGTATTTTTTCAGGAAAGTTTCCAGACGGCACCACAGGATTTTTTACTTCGAGAACGATAGCTAAAACTATCGACCTCGTATCCGAGGGTTTAATTGAAGGTATAGTAAGCGGTGAATGGATACCGGATCCCCCTTCAGACAAAGAGGACGTAGCGGGACAAATTGGTTGGAACAGAGTAAAGTTTGAGCCTTATGTAGACGGCGTGCAGCCTGAAGCTTTTTTAAGATCGGTTTATTTAAATGATACCCCTATAGTAAACAGGTATGGACAATATAACTTTCAAAATGTTGAGTGCGCTATTTCCAATGGTACGCCTTCGGGTATTGGGCCAAATGATAATTTCTTGTTTGTTGGGGAAAATAACAAATTAGAAAAAACCAGAGTAATAAACGAAAGATTACGTGGACCAGACAAAGGGGGAACCAATGAAAACCCATTCGCCTATCACCCCAAAGTATATAGAGTATTAAACCCAGAGGCAGACAAACTTAAAGTTAACATAAAAATTGCCTCACTATCCTACACTAAGCAGGGAGACGAGTGGCCGATGGAAGAGTGGGGTCAAACAGTGGGCACTTCAATAACTATTAACTTTAGGTATCGCCCAATTTATAAAGATAAAAACGGAATACTAGACCTAAGTGTTTCCAGAGATTGGGTAAACCCCGATCAACCAATAACTACAACTATACAAGGTTTAGTTACTAGCGCCTACATACACCCCGTAGAAATAGAACTAGACGACGATTTACGTAATGAATACTTGGCGGGTTACGAGGTGGAGGTTATAAGGACGACGATGGACTCTATCGAAGCTAACGTTTCCAACCAATCTTTTGTAGACACAATAACTACTGTATTTGCCGACACACTTGCTTACCCAAATTCAGCGATTGTATCGATGAATTTTAATGCTGAATACTTTTCTCAAATTCCTACGCGCTCGTACGATATGAGATTACTGAAGGTCAAGGTACCAACTGGGTATGACCCCAAAAGTAGAACTTATGCTGAAGCGCACTGGGATGGCACCTTCCAATCTAAAAAACAATGGACCGATAATCCAGCTTGGATTTTTTATGATCTTTTAACCAATAAAAGGTATGGGGTAGGAAAATATCTAGATACAGTGAATATCGACATTTGGACGCTTTATGAAGTGTCTAAATTTTGTGACGTACTTGTACCAAATGGAGAAGAAGGTCTAGAGCCTAGGTTCACATGCAATACCCTAATAAACACTAGAGAAGACGCATACAAGGTTCTTCAGGACTTTGCTAGTGTGTTTAGGGCGATATTATACTACGGACTGGGATCGATACACACGTCCATAGACAAACCCAGAAACCCAGTAACTCAATTTACAAATGTAAACGTAGAGGATGGAGACTTTAGATATACGTCTTCATCCGCAAACGTTACGCATACAGTGTGCGTTGTTCGATATAATGATAAAGATAATTTCTATAAACCCGCTATAGAATACGTGGAAAATGCAGAGGGTATAAGAAAACACGGCATTAAAGAAAAAGAAATCACAGCGTTTGCATGTACTAGTCGGTCCCAAGCCATTAGACTCGGTCGATGGCTCCTTGCGACAGAAGCAGCGGAAACCGAATTAATACAATTCAACACTGGACCAGAAGCGTCCTTACTAAGGCCGGGCGATTTAATTAAAGTAAACGACACCAATAGGTCTGACGAAAAATACGCGGGCAGACTCGTACAAATAGAAGAAAATAAAGTAATTCTTGATCGAGACGTGAGATCGTCCCTAGGATCATCCAGTAATTACCAATTAACGGTAAATACACCCGCGCAATACTACGATACATCTTTAGTAAATATTGATAGTCAATCGCACTTTTCAGGAATAAGACCAACGCACATACAAAATTTTGATTTTTCCCCGAGTACTGAGACAATCACTTTGAGCTCTACAGAGATAAGAGATTCCGAATTGATCGGGGGAGCCATCTCAGGAACGGTAATTACCAACAGTAGTTCGGACCCCATGTTCGTCACTCATTCCGGACACCAGCTTCTGGAGGGGGCGACTTGGAGTATATCAAATATAAGTACCTCACAAAACTTGTTTTCAATTACCTCAATTAAAGAGGAAGAACCATCCTTATACTCTGTTGAGGGCATGGTTCACAATCCAAGTAAATACGACTATATAGAATCCGGAGTTCTTTATTCTTTCGTGCCTTCTCCCCAAGGGGTTACAGAACCACCGCCTCATCCATTATTTGTAGCATTAGGTGAAAGACCTTTTCCGGGAAGCTCAAATAGTAAAAGGGTTAGAATTAAAATAGCCAAGCCTGATAATATAGGTACAACGATAGGCTACCAAGTATACATCAAAGAGGGTAGTAACTTTACGTCTTCAGACACGAGGAGTAACACGTCAATTCCAAAAGCTACCTTTTTGTACGCCACAACTTACTTAGACGACCTTTTACCCGCAGACGGACACCCCGAAGTTTTTTACTTTCCACCCAGAAATAATAAAAGATATTACGTTAGAGTTTTTGCAATCAACAGTGTGGGGGGAATGTCTAGCTCGCATCAAGACGGAAGAATGTACGACGGCTCTGTTGGTTACCCCATATCAAACCACTACCCAATAAGAGATGTTCAAGTTCATTCGTTAAGATTATATACCGAATTTAATCCATTCGGTCCTGCCTCATCAGCGACAAAAAGTTATTTTAACGAAATAACGTCAACAGATGCCACCGTTACTTGGGAGGCCTCATTTTTTGGGCAGACCATTAACAGCAGTGCGTCAAGCATACAGTTTCCAATAACTTACAGAATTAACATTCATGAAGCTAACACCGGCTCCTCTACGCCATTAGCAACAATAACAAATTACTCAACAGATACAAATGTATTCACATACAGCTTTGAAGCAAACAGTCAAACTTCAGGCGGGCCAAGAAGACATTACGATTTAACTGTGGAAGCGCTGAATGAAGATGGAGACTCCTCATCTGCGAATACCGCAGGAGAACAATTCAAAAACACCACTGGCTGGGATATAATTGAAATTCATAACCCAAGACCCAAAGGTTATTGCCTTACCCCCAGAAGATTAGCTGGCACAAGACCCGGTGATCCAGAAGCCTGCGACCTTATACATACGGAACAATTTATAGATAAAGATGGATTGATTGATTTTAAATTTTTATTAAATAGCTTCACTGACTTAGCTGGCGGATACATGTACCTATCTAAACATCCATTTTCAGGAGCAGATTTTAAAGCGGACGGGACGCCACTTACTGTTCAAGAAAGACCAAACATAGCACTAAATGATGCAGAAATAAGAGACAGGATTGGTGAGTACCAAATTATTGAGGCTCCGTTTAGCGGTAACAGCACCATACTACCCGGAGAATTCAGTGTGAGCCCACCAGCGGTAGCGGGATCAACAGATACCTTTTTGTATAGCGATACATACTATATGTCTGTAAAATTCTTCGACTCTTTTGATAGAGCAATAGGAGAGCAAGGGGGATCTATTGATAAGTCTAAATTATGGATGGGGTTTGCCAGAGATAATGTAGATACACACGGCAATGTTACTAAACTTAAACACAGATTTTCAGCCGACTCATACCATGACGCTATTGGTGATTATGAAAATGGTACAGCAAGATGTTGTAGCTCTTCCCAGCCGGGAACTTATGCGGTACCATTGACGCCCACCAGATTTGCGAGTTCTCAAGCTGGAGGTTTTAGGTGGTGGATAAGGTTAAATGTAAATGGTCAGTGGGAAGGACAGGGAATATCTCACGTAAAAACAATGACAGCCAAAGACGTACAAACCCTATATGATTATAAAGGCTATTATGAATACGGCTGTGAAAATACCGAAGTATACGCAAGTGATGTTATAGGTGGTATGAATTTTTCAAGATGGATGCCGTTCCACGACGACTCTCACACTAGATGTAGATTCAAGATGGCTAAGATTGATTTTTCGGCGAATCCTGACACACCACAAGCAACAACGACCAACACACCGAATCTAGCGTATGCCGTTCCTCCTTCACACTCCTTTGTTCTAAATATGTTTAAGGTTACGGGTTCAACAAATCCACCTAATGGACTAAGAAGCTCTGATGTTCCATTACCCAGAGCGGGTATAGCTTACGGCGGATGGGGAGAAGATATAGCAGTGTTTAACTATAACTTGGACAAGATAAATTCCTATAACGAAAGAGATCAATTAATTGCGGGTAAAGATAGACCATTAAGAGGTTTCAGGCGCTTTAGGGTATATTTTGATCCCAACAACCTTCCACCAAGGCCATCCGAAAATCAACTATCTTCTTACTCTGTAGTAGGAATGAACTCTTGGAATGGCCCATACGAAACGTACCCCGGTAGCGATGATTTAGGTGAGAGCATATTAGGAGCAAAAGACATAACGTTCGCAGGAACTAATCCCGCAGGCACATCATACTCATTTGGAATATTCACCGAAAGCGTCAAGAGCTACATGCGAGAAGGTGACCTTTTTGAAAATATACCGGGAGTCTGGAATCACCACCCCGCTGGATTTGGTCAGGGCTTTGGTGGATTAGTAAAAACCGAAAAATATTTTGACGTTCACTTGGGTCGAATGATTGACGATAGTTATCTAAACGAAGGCTTTTTTGGAATAGTCACAGCTAATGATTACTCAATTGTAGAGCAAACCGCCCTGCATTACGACGCATCTCAATTCACCTTGCACGAAAGCGTTTACCAAGCAAGCCCCTTTATAACACTTTCTACTCCTCAGGGTGGAGACGGAGAATCCAAATATCCATAAGGCTAAAGAGTATGAAAAATTTATATAAAAATAGAATATTATTAATTGTATTAAATGACGATACATTATTAACCTTTACTGTCCCCCTTGACATTAAGCCTGAAGATCACTTTAAAAATATCTTACTACAAGAAGGTATAGACCCATCAAAAGTAAAAAAGAACTTCTTTTTCCCATGGACAGAGTACTCCTTGGATCAGTACCAATATCACTTTGATATAGAAAAAGAAAAAATAGACGAAACATCATTAGCTATAGAATTTAAACTAGAGGAGTTCAGAAAACGCAGAATGTCTATGTTTAACGTATTAGATTTAGAATTCATGAAATCCCTAGAGGAAGATTGCCAAGAGTGTAAAGACCATGTAGTAGGCCTAAAGAATTTCTTCAGAGATTTACCTAATACTCTTACAGAAAAACTCTTGGAATTACCCGTAGAAGACATAATAAATTTTAATCCATTTAATAATGTCTTAAAAGTGAATATAATAAATGGTGGATCAGGGTATCCCTCTCCACCAACCATAGAAATTGACCCACCTAATGGGTCACGCCCCGGTCTACACGCAAAAGCGGTAGCCACAAT